CATATAACAGTTCGACGGGTGTAATTACTTATACTGGTCCAAGTGCAACAGATGTTCGCGCTCATATCAGCGCTGGAACTGGTGTTACTATTACCAGCGGTCAAATTGCTATTGGTCAGGCAGTTGGGACTGCATCTAATGTTACTTTTAATGATGTCACGGTAAGCGGCAATCTAACTGTTTCTGGAACCACAACTACAGTAAATACCGAAACAATCAATCTTGCTGATAATATCATTACTTTAAATAGTAACGAAGCGGGAACTCCTTCACAAAATGCTGGTATCGAAGTCGAACGTGGTACTTCTACTAATGTTGCATTTCAGTGGAATGAAACCAGTGATGTCTGGGAATACACAGTAGATGGCACCAACTATATTCCAGTTGTTGGCACTACAGCAACGCAAACTCTTACAAACAAGACTCTAACAAGTCCTGTAATTGGTAGTATTGTTAACACTGGTACGCTGACTTTACCAACAAGCACGGATACACTGGTCGGACGTGCTACTACTGATACATTAACCAATAAAACAATCAGTGGTGCATCAAATACCCTATCGAATATCGGCAATGCTTCTCTAACAAATAGCAAAGTCACAATTGGTTCGACAGATGTAAGTCTTGGCGGAACTGTAACAACCTTTGCTGGATTGACTTCGGTCACTTCAACTGCATTCGTGGGCGCTCTCACAGGTAATGCGTCATCCGTAACTAACGGTGTCTATACTACTGATACTAGTTCAGTTACCAATACGATGCTTGCTGGTTCAATTGCTAATAATAAACTAGCAAACAGCGCAATCACTTTAGCAGGAACTGCAGTTTCTCTGGGTGGATCGTTTACCGCTACGAATATGCTTGATGCAATTAAAACCGTTGATGGTACTGGATCTGGTCTAGATGCGGATCTTCTTGACGGAAACTCAAGCGCATATTTCAGAATCAATATCTATGATGCAGCAGGAACTCTATTGAATTAATTATGACAACAGTAATCCAACTCAAAAGAAGTGAAACTTCTAATGCAGTCCCCACCGCAGGACAAATTGCAGTCGGAGAACTTGCAGTAAACTTAGCAGACGGAACATTATATTCTAAAAAAACCGACGGAAGTATTATCGAAGTCGGTGGATATAATCCAGATTTCTTTACTATTCCAGGAACAATCGATTTAGGCGATCTTGCAGGGGTAGATCCTACAGTGTATGACATGGGATCATTATAAATAGTCCGAAATAGAGGATAACAAATGACCATTTCATCCAGACAAGGACTAATTGATTACTGCCTTCGTAGACTTGGGTTTCCAGTAATTGAAATTAATGTCGACGAAGATCAAATAGAAGATCGTGTCGATGATGCACTACAGTATTTTCAAGAATACCATTTCGATGGTGTTGAAAGAACTTATCTGAAGCATCAAATCACGGGCAACACTCTCAAATTTAGTGGACTAAGTTCTCCGTCATTTGAACTCGGCGAAAAAATCGTCGGGGAAACATCAGGTGCATCTTGTTATTTACTTTCGCTTAATGGAACTACTGCCACAACTGATACGACAAAGGGTGTATTCCAAGCAGGTGAAAATGTAACTGGTCTTACTTCAGGGTTCACTCGCGCACTTGCGACGACAAACTTCTATACTCCAGGTGATGTAGATAAACAATATATTCCTATTCCAGACTCAGTAATTGGCATCATCAAGATGTTCAATTTCAATGCTCCTGGAGATGGTATGGAAAATCCAAATAACATGTTCAACTTGGTCTATCAATTTAGACTTAACGACATGTATAATCTTTTGGCAGCAGACCTTATCTACTATGCGCAAGTTAAAACAACTCTGCAAATGTATGACCAGATTTTTCCTGGACAGCGTTCGATTAGGTTCAACAGAAAAACAGATAAACTTTATATCGACGTAAATTGGAACGATACTTTCCAAGTCGGTGACCACATTATCGTCGAGTGTTATCGTATTCTAGATCCATCAGAATATACTAAAGTCTATAATGACATGTTCTTGAAAATGTATACCACTGCATTGATTAAACGTCAATGGGGTGAGAACATGAAGAAGTTCGGTGGAATCCAACTTCCAGGTGGTGTTGTTCTAAACGGTCAACAAGTCTATGACGAAGCAGTCGACGAGATTAAACAAATCGAAAACGAAATGCAACTCAAGTCGGAACTTCCTGTCGATTTTTATACAGGATAATAGATGCCTACTAACTTCTACTTTCAATCTGGAAATACATCGGGAACCACAAACGAACAACGTTTGGTGGAGGATCTTGTCATTGAAAGTTTGAAGATTTATGGTCACGATGTTTACTATCTTCCGAGAACTATTGCTAACCAAGATCCAATTTTCGGCGAAGATCCTCTATCATATTTCAGTCAATTCTATCCTCTGGAAATGTATCTAGAGAATGTAGAAGGATTTGAGGGTGAGGGCGATCTGTTCACTAAGTTCGGATTTGAGTTTAGAGCATCTGCAAGTTTTGTAGTTTCTAAGAGACGTTGGGAAGAATCAGTCGCGAATAACGCCGAGAATCTACAACTGACAACAAGACCGTCAGAAGGTGACATTCTATATTTTCCAAAGACCAAAACTTTCTTTGAAATCAAGTTTGTTGACTTTCTTAATCCGTTCTACCAACTAGGCAAGATTAACGTATTCAAACTGAAATGTGAAGTCTTCGAATATAGTTCTGAAAGATTTATTACTGGCAATCCAGAAATTGATGTTATCGACGATAAGTCACAGGACCAATATGCATACCAGTTCTTGTTGAATAGCGGATTTAATTTACTATTAAATTCTGGCGATTCGCTAATCTTGGGTGGTTACTCGGTGACTGATATTGATCCTCTGGCAAATAATGAAGATTACGACAATATTGCATATGCTGATGGAATTCTGGACTTTACGTCTATCAATCCATTCGGCGAAGTTTTAGTGAGAAAGTAAATGTTCGCAGGTAAATTTTTCTATCACTCGCATATTCGCAAAGCGATTATTGCATTTGGTACTATCTTTAACAACCTAGTTGTGCAGCGCAAGAACTCTGCTGGTGAATTTGCACAGAGTCTTCGTGTTCCATTAGCATATTCCACCAAACAAAAATTCCTTGCTCGTATTGCCTCGGTTCCTACGACGGATCCAGCAAGCACTGCAATTACACTACCAAGAATTGGGTTTGAAATCACTGGACTCAATTATAATCCGACCCGTAAGATTAACATACTTACCAAAAACGTTGCTGTTGGTGCAGGCGATGATACCAATAAATTGCGATCACAATTTACCAGCACTCCATACGATATGAATATTTCTCTTTTTATTTTTGCAAAGAACCAAGATGATGGTTTGCAAATTATTGAGCAGATCTTGCCATTCTTTAATCCAGATTTTTGTGTCACGATTAATGATATTCCAGAGATGGGAATCAAACGCGATTTGCAAATAACTCTGGAGGGTATCGATTATGAGGATCAATACGAGGGCGATTTTGCCCAAAGACAGTCTATCATTTGGACATTGAATTTCAAACTTGGATTGAATTTTTACGGTCCAGTCGAACTTCAAGGTATCATTAGAACTGCTATTGCAAATACATATGCAAATGATATAGTTGATATCAACAATGGACAAAAATATACAGTGACAACATCACCATCCGACGTAACACCTGAAATTGGTGCGTGGGACTATGTGGAGACATTCGATGAGTTCTTCGAATAACTATGAAAAACTAGATGAGATTTTTGGGACTAAGACTGAGCAAGTATCAACTGCAGTAGTTATCCCACCTGCTACCCCAATTCAAGTTCCAGTTGCGTATATACCAACGGGTGATGATATTGAGGATGATTATCAAGTCGCAAGGCAGAAACTTAATACTCTTATCGACAAAAGTCAACAAGCACTTGACGGAATGTTAAACGTTGCACTTGCCAGCGACAGTCCTCGCGCCTATGAAGTTGTCGGACAATTGATAAAAACAACTGGCGATACTGCTAAGGATCTATTGGATCTTCAGGCAAGGAAAAAGAAATTGCGCGAACAGCAACCAGCAAAGGGTAATATTGAAACCCAGAATAATATTGTGTTTGCTGGTTCAACTGCGGATCTTTTGAAAGCATTGAAAGCAGAGAAGGCAAAAATAATTGATCATGACTGAAGAAGAATCCTCGTATCACGGTAATATTAATTTAAAACCGATCGGGCATAAGCATAGTTTTACAATGGAGCAGTTGGCAGAACTCGAGTTGTGCCAAGAAGATCCCATTTATTTTATTGAGAACTATTGCCAGATCGTTACTCTCGATCACGGTCTTCAGTTATTCAAACTCTATGATTGCCAGAAGCGAAAAGTCGCTCATATTCTGAACAATCGTAAAGCGATTCTTATGGAGGGTCGTCAGCAAGGTAAGACCATCACATCCGCTGCATGTATCCTCTGGTATACGCTTTTCCAAGAAGCCAAGACTGTCGCTATTATGGCGAACAAAACCTCTGCTGCCAGAGAAGTTATGTCTCGTTACCAAGGCATGTATGAGAACTTACCACTGTGGATGCAACAAGGCGTAAAAACTTGGAACAAGGGTGACATTGAATTAGAAAATGGATCGAAGGTATTTACTTCGGCGACAACTACCAGCGGTATTCGTGGTAAGTCTGTTAACTGGTTGTATATCGACGAAGCAGCGATTATTCCAAACACTGTTGCTGAGCAGTTCTTCGCTTCAGTTTATCCTACGATTTCTGCGGGTCAAACAACTAAGATCCTTCTGACCTCAACACCTCTGGGGTATAACCACTTCTGGAAATTCTGGAACGAAGCAGAAAAGGGCGCAAATGGTTTTGTGCCTATGTTCATTCCATACACTGAAATTCCAGGGCGCGATGATGCATGGGCAGAAGAACAACTAAGACTTCTTGGTGAATTGAAATTCAATCAGGAAGTTATGTGTAACTTCCTCGGATCAAGCAATACGCTTATTAATGCTAAGACTCTTGGTAATATGAGTTCTATCGATCCCGTCTATACTAAAGATGGATTGGATATCTTCGAAGAACCTATGCCAGACCGAGCATATACGATGACGGTCGACACTGCCAGAGGTATCGGCGGAGACTACTCCACTGCAGTGGTTATCGACGTTACTACAGTGCCATATAAGATGGTTGCGAAGTATCGAGACAACAAGATTGCTCCACTACTGTTTCCTAATATTATAAATAAAGTAGCGAGAGATTATAATTCCGCACACGTATTGATTGAAGTTAATGATATTGGGCAGCAAGTCGCTGATATTTTACATAGCGACTTAGAATATGATAATATTCTTACCACTGCTCGAGATGCGAACAAACAATACCTGTCTCCTGGATTTGGCAGAACGACAACCTTTGGTGTCAAGATGTCAAAGCAGGTCAAAAGACAAGGTTGTTTTACGTTTAAGTCGTTATTAGAAGAAATGAAGTTACAAATTTTTGATGCTGATACAATCAGCGAGTTGTCAACGTTTATTGAAAAGGCAGGATCGTATCAAGCAGACGAAGGTTATCATGACGACTTAGCAATGTGCCTAGTACTGTTCGGATGGTTAACCACAAACACATACTTTAAAGATTTGACAGACATAGATATTCGTGAGAAATTATATGCAAATCAAATGAGACAAATTGAAGAAGACCTTACCCCCTTTGGTGTTATTATTAGTGGTACTGAAGAAGAAGTTTTTATTGCTGGGGGTGATTATTGGAAAGTCGATACATCGTATCGATAAACACAAAATACATGAGTTATAAATAAAAGATAAAATGAAACTGATCATTTTAACATAAGGAGAAAAACATGGCTTTTCAGTTATCGCCTGGAGTCCTAGTTACCGAGCAAGACCTTACTAATGTAGTTCCAGCAGTTTCAACATCTGCTGGTGCATTCGTTGGCAACTTCGCATGGGGACCAGCGCAAGAAATCGTTACTATTGGATCTGAAAACGAACTTGTAAGTAAGTTCGGTGGACCAAATAGCACTAATGCAGTAGACTTCTATTCTGCTGCAAACTTCCTAGCATATACTACCAACCTCAAACTCGTTCGTGCAGTCGGTTCGACCGCAAGAAACGCTGTTGGATGCGGTCAAACTGCAGTTCTCATTCCAAACCAAACCGTTTATGAAGATAGTTTCAGCGATGGTACTGAAACATATGAATTTGCTGCAAAGTATCCTGGAACAAAAGGTAACAGTCTGATTGTTTCAATCTGTGACTCAACTGGTTTCGACACATGGGATTATGCAGCGAATTTCTCTGGTGCGCCAGGAACTTCTGCCTATGCTGCTGCTAAGGGTGCATCTAAAGATGAAGTCCACGTAATCGTAGTCGATAATCTCGGGATGTTCACAGGAACTGCAGGAACAGTTCTTGAGAAGTTCCCATATTTGTCAGTTGCATCCGATGCAAAGGGCAATGACGGTGGAACACTCTACTATAAGAACGTAATCAACACACAATCAAAGTATGCTTGGTGGGGTAAACACCCAACTCAGGATGATACTGAAGACCTTTCATGGGGTGCTGCTGCCAGCGCTGGTGTATATCAACCTATCGATACTGCGGGTGAACACACTTGCACGTTCACAGGTGGTGTTGATGCTGCCCCTGCTACTGGCGATCTTGAAGATGGTTACTCGTTGTTTACAGATAAAGAACTAGTAGATATCTCTCTTGTAATTACTGGCGGACACAGTGACGCTGTTTGCCAACATGCAATTGATACACTTTCACTTGGTCGTTTAGATTGCGTTACCTTTGTTTCTCCTCCTCTTGCCGCTGTCAAGAACAACTCAGGGGATGAAGCAGATGATATCGTCACATACTTCAAAGAAGATCTAAATCGTTTCAGTTCGTATGTTGTTGCTGACTCAGGTTGGAAGCGCCAATACGATCGTTACAATGACGTGTTTGTAAACGTTCCTTTGAACGCTGACATTGCTGGTCTTTGTGCACGTACTGACAATACCAATGATCCATGGTTCTCACCTGCTGGTCTAAATCGTGGTGCGATTAAGAATGTTGTTAAACTTCTTTGGTCTCCAAACCAAACAAATCGCGACGAATTGTATAAGAATGGTATCAACCCTGTTGCAAGTCTTGCAGGAAACGGTATTGTTCTCTATGGTGACAAGACACTTCTTGCTAAACCATCGGCATTCGATCGTATCAATGTTCGTCGTCTGTTCATCGTTCTTGAGAAGGCAATCTCGACTGCTGCTAAGTTCCAGTTGTTCGAATTCAACGATGTCTTTACTCGTGCACAGTTCAAGTCGATCGTAGAACCATTCCTCCGCGATGTTCGTGGTCGCCGTGGTATCTTTGACTTCCGTGTTGTGTGTGACGAATCAAATAACACTGGCGAAGTAATTGACCGTAACGAATTCGTTGCTGACATCTTTATCAAACCAGCAAAATCGATTAACTTCATCAAATTGAATTTCGTCGCTACGAGAACTTCAATTTCGTTTGAAGAAGTCGGCGCATAACCCTATAAATAAGAAAGAAATGGAGATCTAATAATGGATATTTCACAATTTAAGGGGTTACTTGGGGCTGGTGGTGCAAGACCTAACCAATTCCGCGTACTCCTAACCTTCCCTCAATTGGTTGGTGCAAACATCGGTGAGGCATCTTTGCTTGTTACGGGTGCTGCACTTCCTGCGTCTAACGTAAACCCAACTCTACTTCAGTATCGTGGTCGTGAAGTTAAACTCGCTGGTGAGCGTGTCTTCGATCCATGGACAATTACTATTGTAAACGATACAGAATTTAAACTTCGTCGTCCATTCGAAAGATGGATGAATCTCATGAACAATCTGGTCACCAACAGAGGTGAAACTAGACCAAGCAGCTACCAAACAGAAATCACTGTGACGCATCTTGATCGCAACGATGTTCCTCTTCAAACCTATGTACTTGCAGATGCATTCCCGATTAACATGTCGGAAATTGCTCTTCAGTATGGTCAGAACGATGTCGTTGAAGAGTTTACAGTAACATTCCAGTACCAGCACTATACCACTTTTGCTGGTGGTCGTCCTGAAGAAACTCTTGCGTAATATTGAAAAGTAAAATTGAATAATGGAAATTTTTGGTTATAAAGTTGAAAAATCCAAGGCGGCACCGACGGAAAAATCGTTTGTGCCGCCAACGGACGATGGCGGTTCCGATGTCATAAAGGCAGGTGGTTATTTTGGCACCTACCTTGACTTAGACGGAACCGCCAACACCGAGGCAGAACTTATTAAAAAGTATCGCGACATTGCCTTCATGGCAGATGTCGATTCTGCCATTGATGATATCGTGAATGATTCTATTTCAAACCTCGACGATGAACGTCCAGTTGAAATCAATCTTGATAATGTCAAACTATCTGACTCTATTAAGAAAAAGATTCAACTAGAGTTTGAATCAGTTTTAGATCTATTAGAGTTTAATCTAAGAGCGCAAGACTATTATCGTCGTTGGTATATTGATGGTAGAATTTACTTTCATAAAGTAATTGATACCGCAAAACCAAAAGAAGGTATTACTGATATTCGTTTTATCGATCCTCGTAAGATTAAAAAAGTCCGAGAGATCTTTAAAGAAAAAGATGAAAAATCAGGTGTTGAGTTCATCAAGAAGATCGAAGAATACTTTGTTTATAATGAACGTGGCATTGTCCTGGATAAAGCACAAACTGCTTCTCCTGGATCTGCTGCAACAATGAGGGTTACTAGGGATGCGATTTGTTATGTTCCTTCTGGTCTAAGTGATCAGGATAAGAACATCCCATTGTCGTATCTGCATAAAGCGATCCGTCCCGCCAATCAGTTGCGCATGATGGAAAACGCTGCAGTAATCTACAGAATTTCGAGAGCACCAGAACGTCGCGTATTCTATGTTGACGTTGGTAATCTCCCTAAGATTAAAGCGGAACAATACCTTGCTGGTATTATGAATCAGTATAGAAATAAACTGGTCTATGATGGTAACACTGGTGAAATCCGCGACGATAAAAAGTTTATGTCAATGCTTGAAGATTTCTGGTTGCCTCGCCGCGAAGGTGGTAGAGGAACCCAGATTGAAACACTTCCAGGTGGTCAGAGTCTCGGCGAAATCGGTGACATCGACTACTTCCAGAAGAAACTATTTCAATCATTGAACGTTCCAATTTCAAGAATGCAACAGCAGTCTGGATTAAACTTCGGACGTGCTGCTGAAATTAATCGCGATGAGTGGAAGTTTACTAAGTTTATTGCTAAACTTCGTCGTCGTTTCTCTCTTCTGTTCGACGATCTTCTTAAGACCCAGTTAATCCTCAAGGGTATCATTACCGAGGCAGACTGGAATCTGATTAAGAACAATATTGAATACAAGTATGCTACTGATGCATATTATACTGAGTCGAAAGAACAGCAAATTATACAATCTCGCGTTGAGATTCTTAATGGGATGGCAAATTATATCGGCACGTTATACAGCAAAGAATATGTCCAAAAGAATATTCTCAAACTAACTGATGACGATATTGCACAAATTGAATTAGATAATAAGGCGGATCCAGTTCAATTAGAACCTGCGATGCAACCGCCGCCAGAAGAAGGACAATAATAATGGACAATACTGAGGTTATTAAAAGTTTAATAAATAATATCGAAGCAGGTAATATGACTGATGCGAACGATGATTTCAGCGCTGCGTTAGATTTAAAACTTGCAGATATTCTTTCTGCTCGTCGCGAAGAAATGGCAAATGCTGTTTTTAATTCGAGCGAAGAAGTAGAAACAGAAGGGGATCCCGATGAAGACGTATAAAGAATTGGTAGAAGGTATCAATGAAACTCTCTCTTTACTAGAGGAAGTCGAAGGTCTTCATGAAGATCTCGGTAAACATCTTGCGCATGCTGTTAAACATTTGGGTATTGCACAAATCGGCGATGTCGATCATCCAGAGAAGCACGAGAAAAAGTTCCACGACGCCGTAGAAAAAGTAAGACAGTCTCACGGAGAACAAGCGGCGAAAGACTTTCACGCCCATGCTCATGATGAAGCCCATCACTTAACAGGATCTGGTCCTGGTGAACGAGGATCGCAGTTCCATAAACATATGTCAGACAGCGAAAAGAAATCATATACTAAGCATTTTAATAAACTTCTAGGCGAAGAAGTCGAAGGTATCCAAGAACTTTCAACGGATACGCTTAGAAAGTATAGAACAAAAGCGAAAGATGATGCATACGATGCAGCTGATGTTGATGACGATCGTCGCCTTCGTAAACGTTCAATGGGTTCGTGGGATGCTGGTAAAAAGATTCTAAAGCGTGGCGATAAACTGCGAGCAGAAGAATTCGATTTCGATTTATTCGAATCAATTATGCTAGGCGAAGGCGATCTATCCATTCGCACTTTGTATAACAAATATGCAGATCATGCTCTGGGTTCTGGAGATAGTCCAGAACCCAAGAAAGCTGCTGCAGTCAAAAAAGCAATTACCAAGGTTCATGGTTCGACTGTTATGGGTCATCTAGAAAAAGCCAAGAATGCTGCTGCTAAAAATGATCAAGATTCAGAAAGTCATCATTTCAACGCTGCTAGAAATGCAGCAAAAACAGACACTATGAGTGCAACTGTTGGTAAGAATCGTTCTTCTATGCGAAAAGAAGAATTCGATCTTGATGAAAGTCGTATGAAAGATCTGGCGACGGATATGGAATCATTGTCGCATGCAGATTTTAAAAGAAAACATAGAAGAACAAAGCAAGAAATGCAAAGTTCTTTGAAATCTGAAGAACTAAAGGGTAATCAACATAAGATTGATGCCAATAAGAATGGTAAGGTTGACGGACACGATTTCAAGATCCTTCGTAATCAGAAAAAAGCAAGATACCAGTAAGGAATATTAGATGGCAACTAAGGCGGTTCTAAAACTAACACAGGTTCATGGTGTGGTGAAAGTGCGTGGCACGGGATCCGCTACCATCGCGCTTGCCACCGATCTGAAGAAGACTTCAGAAACTCAATCTTCACCAAAGGCGAACATTCGCACTCTTCATTGGGCGTGTGCAGTAGCAACCACTGCTACTATTGCGAGAGACGGGGAAGTTCTGTACTATCTTTCAGGATCTGGTAAGATGGAATTCATGGGTTGGTCTGACAACGAAGAAAACGGTTCAGACATCGTCGTAGATTTCTCGTCAGGTACTGGTTCAGTAGTTCTAGAACTTGCTAAGGTTTCTGGATATGGTTCGCAGCAACATCAGGACCAAGGAGATTTAGGATAATGAAACTTATTACTGAAGTAAACGACAACGTTCGTTATATCACTGAAGAAAAAGACGGTAAGAAATCCCTCTACATTGAAGGTGTTTTCCTACAATCAAATCTCAAGAATCGTAATGGACGTATGTATCCTGCTGAGATTATGGAAAAAGAAGTTGAGCGTTACATGTCTGAAGCAGTGAACAACAAGAGAGCATTCGGCGAACTTGGTCACCCAGACGGTCCTTCAATTAACCTCGACCGTGTATCTCATATCGTTACCGAACTCTATAGAGATGGCGATAACTGGATGGGTAAAGCGAAGATCACTGATACTCCTATGGGTAATATTGCCCGTGGTTTGATTGAATCAGGTGGTCAACTTGGCGTTTCTTCAAGAGGACTTGGTACTCTGAAAGAGAATAGAGATGGGGTTCAGATCGTCCAAGACGATTTCCATCTTGCAACCGCAGCAGATATTGTTGCGGATCCTTCTGCTCCTGATGCTTTCGTAAGAGGGATTATGGAAAATAAAGAATGGGTGATTGTTAACGGTCTGTGGACTGAACAAGCAAATGATATGGCGAAAAAGGTCATCAAGAAGGCGAGCAAAAAGCAACTCGAAGAAGCAAAGATGGTAGTTTTTGAGAATTTCCTCAATAGACTTGCTAGAATTTAAAGTTTCTTTATTATAAATAAAAGACTAAGATCCGAAATTTAGGAGAAAAAAATGACTGTAGAAAGAAAAATCAGAGAGTTGCTTGCTGGAAAGCAAGCGATTACTGAAGCTTCTGACGGTGATATGACCGCACCAAAGCAAGGTAGTTCGGTCACATCTTCATCAGAAAAGATGGGTGCTTCGAATGGTAAAGATACCTCGAAAGCAGCTAAGTCGAACACATCGGGTGACCAAACTCAACCACGTCAAGGTTCTTCAGCAGACGCACCACACCAAGACCGTGATGGTGATGCTGACGAAAACCAAGGCGCAAAGGTTGCAGTAAACGCTAAGGATACTTCCGACTCGTCAGGTCCTGCATCTGGTCCAGGTGATGCACCAAACTTCACTACTGTTGCTGATCCAAGATCGGTTGTAAATCAACCATCTTCTAAGGGCAACGTTCATAAAGAAGAAGTTGAACCAGAAGACGACGATCTGATTGAAGACGATATCGAAGACGAAGATGAAGACGAAGATGCTGAAGAAGATCTCGAAGAAGATTTCTCAGCAGAACTCGCAACTCTATTCGACGGTAACGAAGATCTAACTGAAGAATTCCGTGGCAAGGCAGCATCGCTGTTTGAAGCAATGGTTTCTGCATCGGTCAACGTTAAAGCAGCAGCACTCGAAGAAGCACTTATCCAAGAAGCTGCTGCTCTTATGGAAGAATTTAAGGATGACCTCGTTGAAAAGGTTGATTCTTATCTAACTTATGTCGCTGAACAGTATATTGCTGAAAACGAACTCGCTGTTGAGAACGGTCTCCGTTCAGACATCACTGAGTCGTTTATTGCAGGACTTAAGAATCTGTTTTCGGAACACTATATTGAGGTTCCTGAAGAGAAATATGATGTGCTTGGTGAAATGCAAGTCGAGATTGAAAACCTTCAAGCTCGTGTGGACCAAACTATGACTGCAAATGTAGAACTGCATGCTGAAAATACTAAACTTCAAAGAGAGAGCGTACTTATCGCGGTTACTGAAAACCTCGCTAAGACCGATGCTGAGAAGTTTGTAAGTATTGTTGCTGATGTAGAATTCGAGAACGCAGAAATTTTCGAAGAAAAGTTGAATGTCATTAGAGAAAATTATTTCCCTAAAGCACAACCTAACACGGAAGAAAAGATGACTGATGGTCTAGATGAAACTAATGCGTATGCTGGATCTCCTCTTATGGAGAAGTATACGAAGGTTCTAGACAAAATGTCATCTCAAATCTAAATAAATATAAATAATAAGTTGAAATAAAAAACCCTACAAGGAGAAAAAAATGTTTCTTTCAGAATCTCTACAAAAGAAGTGGGAGCCTGTCCTAAACCATGATGGTATGGGACAAATCAAGGATTCCTACAAGCGTGCAGTTACTGCAGTTGTTCTCGAAAACCAACAAAAGGCTCTTCAAGAAGAAAAGACTGCGTTGTTCGAAACTCCAGCAAACGCTACAGGCTCTGGCATCGATAACTACGATCCAATTCTAATCTCGCTCGTTCGTCGTGCGCTGCCTAACTTGATGGCATATGACGTTGCTGGCGTTCAACCAATGACTGGACCAGTTGGTCTTATCTTCGCAATGAAGTCACGCTACAGCACACAATCTGGCACTGAAGCACTCTTCAACGAAGCAGATACTGACTTCGCTGGTACAGGAACTCACGCTGGTTCAAACCCAGTTGATGGTTCTTACACCACAGGTACTGGTATTGCTACTGCTGACGCTGAAGCACTTGGTGAATCAGGCGGAACTGACTTCAATGAGATGGCATTCAGCATCGAGAAGACAACTGTAACTGCTAAGACACGTGCTCTTAAAGCAGAATACACAGTAGAACTTGCTCAGGATCTCAAGGCAATTCACGGTCTTGACGCTGAGTCAGAACTCTCGAACATCCTTTCACAAGAAATTCTTGCTGAAATCAACCGCGAAGTTATCCGTACGATCTATAAGGTTGCTAAGCCAGGTGCTGCTTCGACAGCAACTGCTGGTACTTTCGATCTTGACGTTGACTCAAACGGTCGTTGGTCGGTTGAGCGTTTCAAGGGTCTTCTGTTCAACATCGAACGTGATGCTAACGTAATCGCTCAAGACACTCGTCGCGGTAAGGGTAACTTCATCATCTGTTCGTCAGACGTTGCTGCTGCTCTTGCAATGGCAGGTATGCTTGACACAGGTGGTGCACTTAACGGTTCGCCAACTCTGAACGTTGATGACACAGGTAATACTTTTGCTGGTGTTCTTAACGGTCGTTACAAGGTATACGTTGATCCATATTCAGCAAACCAAGGTGCTGCATCGCAGTTCTATGTTGTTGGTTATAAGGGTGCGAATGCTTATGACGCTGGTATCTTCTATTGCCCATACGTTCCACTACAAATGGTTCGTGCTATCGACCCTAACACCTTCCAACCAAAAATTGGTTTCAAGACTCGTTACGGGATGATTGCTAACCCATTCGTTCTTAAGTCGGACGGAACAACAGATGCGGATACATTCACTGCAAACCGCAACCACTACTACCGTCGCGTTAAGGTTTCGAACCTTATGTAATCGATACCTCTCCATTAGAGAGAGGGTTACTAAGAAACTGGGGGGAGCAGAAATGCTTCCCCCATTTTCATTATAAATATACGTAATGGAGGAATAGATGGTAATATCCACAACAACAAACATCAGTGAGGGATCTTGGGGAAGTTCGCAACCGAGCGATCTTGATTACCTGAAACCGAATGGTTTTAAATTCCAAATTCATACTCTACCTAACGTATCATATTTCTGTCAGGCAGCAAATATCCCATCGTTCAGTATTGGATTTACCACAACAGAAACTCCTCTTTCTGCTCTGTATAATCCTGGAGAGAAACCGCAGTTTGGCGAACTTGTCATTCGTTTCCTTGTTCAAGAAAACATGGCAAATTATGTAGAACTATATAATTGGTTGGTTGGTCTATCATTTCCAGAGAACCACGAGCAATATAACAACTGGAATAAGAAGCAAGCATATAGATTCCCTGCAATCCCAGAGAAAAGACTTGGTGCAGTTGCGAACTTCTCAGACGCTGACTTCTTCATTTTAGACTCGGATAATAATCCAAACGTCAAGATTACATATTACGATCTTTTCCCCACCAGTCTTGAAGCACTGGACTTCGATATATCAAGTGGTTCTGTAGAATATCTCATAGGCATTGCGTCGTTTAAATATAGATATTATACGATTGAATCCGTATAAAATACCTTGACTTCTGTCAAAAAATATAGTATGATTAAATTATTTTATTGTGAGGAAATATGAAACTATCTGAAATTCAAGACATGTGGACAAAAGATGCTAAGGTCAACGAACTAGATCTTGGTAAGTCTTCGATTCAAATCGCCGAACTGCATGCAAAATATCTAAACATTTTGAGTAATACCAAATTACAACTTCGCAAATGCGAGGGGGATTACCTGCGCCTACGTCGCACCAAGTTTAAATACTATCGCGGAGAGATGACTCGCGAAGAACTAGAAGAACTTGGGTGGAATCAGTTTCAGGGATTAAAACCTCTAAAGAATGAGGTCGAAGATATTGTTAATTGCGACGAAGATATTATTCGTTGCGTTGATAAAGTCGAATATATGAAAGCAATGCTCTACCAACTAGAGCAAATTATCCGTTCACTAAATGGTCGTGGTTGGGAAATCAAAAATGCCATCGAATGGACAAAGTTTACTAATGGATTGATGTAGTGCCTGACTTAACAGTTACCAAGAAAGATGAAGTCTATTTGAATATCGAAAGCGATCCTTCGATTGCTTCCGAGTTGAATGACTACTTCACTTTCGACGTTCCTGGAGCAAGATTCATGCCAACCTATAAAGCGAAACTGTGGGATGGTAAAGCACGAATGTTCAACATGTGGACCAAGGAACTTTACGTTGGTCTGCTTCCATATCTAAGAGAGTTTGCTGCAAGATCAGACTATGATATGGATGTCAAAATGGATCCGATTGGTGATCCAGTTGATATTGAATACCTAGAAGAATTCGCAGAGAGTTTGAATCTTACCTCACAAGGTAGTCCGATTCAGGCGAGAGAATATCAAATCGATGCAGTCAAATATGCGATTCGCATTGGCAGAACTTTGCTACTATCTCCGACTGCATCAGGCAAATCCCTGATCATCTATCTACTCCTGAGGTATCACCAGAAGTTTAATCGTAAGCAGTTGGTCATTGTTCCCACAACATCATTGGTCGAACAGATGTATGGCGACTTCGCTGATTATTCTCACAATGATGATACATGGCATGTTGCAAATAACTGCTCTAAAATTTACGCTGGATTTGAAAAGTCAAATCAAGCAAACATCGTTATCTCGACATGGCAGTCAATATACAAACTACCAAAAAAGTTCTTCGATGAATTTGATGTTATCTACGGCGACGAAGCACACTTGTTCAAGGCAAAGTCACTAACATCAATCTTTAACAAATGCACCAAGACTAAGTTCCGCATTGGAACCACTGGTACTCTCGACGGAACTAAGACTCATAAGTTGATTCTCGAGGGTCTATTCGGTAAGGTTCATCGGGTAATTACTACCAAAGAACTGATGGATAACAAAGACCTCGCCGAGTTAAAGATTACATGTTTGCTTCTGGACTATACCGA